TAACTCTCCTACATCAATAGCAGCCTCACACCACTCACCAACCTCCGGCACCCACTTAGCCTCTGGGCGCTTGGCTATTAGCTTAAAACTATTGTCTAAATTTTCAGATGATCTTAATACTGCGGCGTTATACATAACATCCCAATAGTAATACTTGTCTTCTGGCTTGGCATTCTCATCCCACCACTTAGGATCTGCTAGCTGCTCTTTTGTTGGTTTCATTGGCTGCTCTCCTCAACTCTCGTATAGCCCTTCACGGCATGCTCTGCTTTGCTCGATTTAATCCATTCGTTATCCACGAACACCCATACCCGGCCACGGGCCATCTTGTAGAAGCTGCCCATACCCCAGTATTCAGCCCCAACTGGTGCCGGCGGATCATACTTGTTCGCCAAGGACTCCCAGTCTAGACCGTCATCGTCGTCGGTTTCGTCGTCGATTAGTAGGCTACGTAGGGTCTCTTGCTCTGTCAGGGTAATGGCATTACGCATCCCCCGGCTGTAGTCGCCTAACTTATGTGGGTGGATACCAGCTCGCTTGGCCATGGCGGCGATTGGTAGGCCTGAGTACTCCATTAGTTTGATTAGGGTCATACCTTGGCCGCCCCACATACCCGCTCAATCTTCTTCTCTTCCTGCGGTGTAAAGTCTCGCCCAGTGCCCTTGTAAGCCCCCTCAACGATTGATCGAAGGATGCCAGTACGTTTGCCTATCTCTTTCATAGAAAGCCCGCTAGAGGCCATTAGGGTTCGTGTGTGGTTCATTAGAAAGCCTCGTCTTGAATAAGTGCTGGAGCTTCATTCTCAGCCTCTTCAATTGCGTGACTACTTTGCGATGCATTGTAATCAGCAACCCGTTGAACGTCGGCCTTGATTAGCTCAAATATCCGCGAAACTACAAGATTAGAGAGCTTTACCTCCATTTTTCCGTGTTCGCCTTTCATTTGAACTAGTCCAACAAGCATATTAGGGTAATCCTGATCATATGATGCGCGACGCTCTATGATTAAATTTTCTACTTTCATTTTTTCTCTCCGTTTTTGTTATCGACCACCTGAGTGTACAACACGGTGCTGTGTGGTCAAGGATTATTTTACGCGCCATATGCGAAGCCCGTTATCAATTTGTCTGGCCGCTCGCTTCCAACCCCTTCGAGCACAGTACATCTTAAACGCTGAATTCTCCTTACATGTGCATTTTTTACCCTCAAGAAAAACAGAGTCGCCTACCTCCATTTTCCCCATCCATTCGTATTTTGTTTTTCTGTTGTTGCGATCTATTAGCTCTATATTTTTTTCAATTTTCATCTTTTAACTCCTGTTTGTGATTTTTAATTATACTTCATTTTATTACCTTTGCGTTACCTTCGAGTTATCTTTCATATATCACAATCTTATATAAAACATTTAAAACTACACGGTAACGTAATAACGAAAAAACGTTACCGCTGAAAACCTTATAAATCAATGGCTTACGAATATAAGGTAACACTAATATAAGTTTTGTTCCAGTTGCGTTACCGGTAGAAACCCAGCAACAATGCGGCCTAGCGCCTATATATATATAAAAAGTAACAAAAATAGATATATATAGAGACACATATACGCGCGCCCACATTTATAGGGCTCTATCTTTATTTGCGTTACTTGTTACCTTTTGGCCTAAACCCAGTAACCACGGGGGCTGTAGCTGGAACAGGCTGGTAACGTTTTTTTGGTTTTGTTACCCTTGCTAACTAAAAGGCATAAAAAAGCCCCAATTAAGGGGCTAAAGTTATAAAAATGTAAGCAAGCGCTAACTTGCTAAACAAGCTCAATTATCGGAATCGACACATACCGCGAACCTGATCCGGCAAACTTGGCAGCCTTATCACTACCAATCGCGCCATTAATTCGCATTAACATGCGCTTATGACCACTCCCCCATGGCGTGTCTCGTAGCGTTTTGGTTAGTTCTGCATGACTATTTGCCACCCAAAGTTCATCACCTTCAACGCGCAAACCATGTCGGCCAAGTGTTAAACGCTCCTCTTTTGTATCAATCGCTGGCAGGTTGTAACAGTCATCAACTAGCTCACCAATGGATTTAGTCATACTGCCATGGCCAGAGAAATCAACGCGCACCTGTCGCTGTAGAATAGCGTTCAAACAGTTGTGCTCATCGCTCACTTCCTCGGCTTCTCCGGCCTCGTCGAAGTTCATACCTTTAATGTACCCCTTAGCTTGCTCAAGCGTTATCAGCTCACTAGATAGCAGCGAATAAGCGCCAGCTAACAAGGTGCCTATCTGGTCACCCATTCGCTGACTGCCTAACTCTTCTGCCACCGCTTGCGCCATCACCTTAGTATTCTTACGAATAACCGGTATTGCATGGTATGTGCGCGAACGGATACCGGCGCAATACTCCGGCGTCAGCGTCGCCAGTACATGGCGCTCGAACTCTGCGAACCGCTCAGCCTCGCCAGCTTCCTTGCTTGGTCGACTTAGTGATACCACGGAAAAGCGGCTCTCGTCTGCCGCTTGGCGTAGTCCCACATTGATTGAACCAAGCATAAACATCGCCCTAATATTAAAGCTCATACCATCACCGTTGGCCGTACCCTTCACGATCTCAGCACCAGTGTCACTTGATGACTGTCTGGCCAGTTCAAGTACAGACTGCATACGGCGGGCCGCGCTTGCGTCTTCGCTTTCCGCCTCGTCAAACATTACCGGGCGTGCATCATGCTTTAACGCTTGGCGAATACCCGCCTCAGTAGTGCCGCCTTGGCAGTACACAAGCGTTTCCTCACCAACTACAGGTTTCATCACGTACGACTGAACCCACGACTTACCCGCGCCACGTTGAGCGGTCAACCATAAGTGAGGACGCCATGAAAGCGCGCCACATACTGGGGCTAACACAGTCCAGCCTAGCGCAAGTAGGCCATGCTCTTTACGTGACCAGTTCAAGCGGGCGAATATATCAGCTAGGCTCTTAGCCTCATTGTCACCCACCGGCGCAGCATCAAACGCATTTTCAAGCGCTGCCTGCTTGGTGTAAATGTAACGGCTATGGTGCTCACTAATGGCTTTGTGCTTGCCGTCGATAATTAGACTTGTACCAAGGTGCAGCACCGGGCGCCCACCGTCATACCATGCACCGCGCCCCCTTTCGTTGCGTGCGTCGTAAATGCCTTTATTCTCACACCAGCGTAGCACTGTGTTCACTGCCATTTCCCAATCCACGCCATCCTTTTTAGGGAATTCAGCGCCCCACCATTCTAGGCAGGCTATCTGCAATAAAGCCGTTTTGGTTAGCGAGCCATAGCTTAACCGGGCCACCTGCTCAGACCTACGAGGCAGGATATAGATATGATTGCCGTTATAGCCTAGACACTGGAACTCTGGCGAGTGCTGCTGTTGTGCGTCAACATCACGCTCGACCTGTTCAACTGGGGTTAATTCTGGTTCTACTGTTGCCGGAACTGGTGCAGCTGGCATAGGTGGCGCTGGTTGTTGGCGCTTAGACTGCAAGCCAAGTAATTCGGCAGCAGCCTTAACTGCGGATTTTACGTCGTCGTTATGCTCGTAATAACGAAACAAGTCGAAGGCGTTAACCGGCTGCCCGTTTTCTTCACTACATAATGGGTCACTTGCATGGTGTATATAGCAGCGGATGCCATCCGAATACATATGAACGCCAGGTATCCCAGTTCCGGAATGCGGACTCAACCAGCGGCTGCCTTTCTTCGTGTAACCGTAATTACTCAGCGCCTGAGTCAGTGGCGTTGCCTGAATGTAGGAATCAATAACACTTCCGCCGGCAGCTGGCTGACTGGGCTGGGCTGGGCGTTGCGGCTCTGGCTTCTTTTCTGCCCATGGGCAAGCGTCCACGAATTGCGGTTTGAATGCAGACCATGCAGTCCATACGGCAATCAACCAATCCGGTGGAGTTGGCCAGTCGCCAGATTTAGGTGGCTGCACAATCCACTTATATGGCTTACCTGTATCAGGGTGAATCGTAGGCGGTAAAACGTCTTGGCGCTGTTTACCATCCCCAGAAGCACGGAACTCAACAACAGTGTATTTCTTTGTTGGATTACCATCAGTTGGCCAATTTAGCTTGCAATAAGGTAGCTCAACACCATCAGGCACACGAAACATAATGCGACGTCCACGGCCCTCAATGCATGGGTATTGATCCAAATCCTCAGCAGGCAGCCCGAACTCAGCAAGCAACGCCTGAAACGATTCCTCGCAATCAATATCCAAGCTGCACATGTTAGACTTGCCCAACACGATGCCCACACCCTGATTAGGGTTAGCTGTGTAGTGAGCCATGGCAGCCTGACTTGTTGCCAATGTGTTCTCACCCCAGTTATCAGCAGTCGGGTATTTCTGGCCAGCAGGTAGCGGCACCAATTCCCACTTGAAGCGGTCGATATATTGTGAGGCATACCAAGAAATAGGTTGTGTCATGCGTCACCTCCATGCACTGGCAATGCATCGAATACACGAGAGCCGCTAGGGATTTCAGAGTGCTTTATAAGCAGCTTGCCGTTATGGCGTGACGTTTTGATTAGTCTTGTGCAGTCGAAGCACTGCACAGCGTAATGAATGGCGCCGTCTTGTCTTACGCGGCGAACATAGCGAATATCAGCGTGAACGCATTCAAGCATGATTTTTCCTTTTTGGTTGGTGCCCGTCTAGCGGGCGAGTAGTTCAAGGGCTTCCTGTTCACTGCGAGCTATGCCAGCGATTCCACCCATTTTTTTTACGTGATTGACAAAGTTAGTCTGTTCTTTTGAGGCTCGACCAGTTGCGGTCTTAACCTCGATTGCAAAAAATCGGCCCGTACCAGCCTGGATTCCTATTAAATCCGAACTGCCCAAGCACAAGCCGACGGGAATCATAGCAGCATTTGCGAGCGTCACGCTACTGTTTTCTTTGTGTATTACTTTGCCAGACCAAAAACGGCCGGTTTCGTTGCGCCAGCATGTGTGGCCGGCGGATGATAACGCCATCATTATTCGGCGCTGGATTTTTGTTTCTGGGTTCATTTCATACCCCTCAGCACCTTAGCTGCTTCATTAAATTCTTCTCTTGTTGGCTTGCGCCCAGCTCGTGCAGAGTACGTAATAGCAGCCCAAGCCGCCGGCTTTTTCATGCCACGCCTTACGCCTAATTCAACAAGCCCGCGAATATCTCGTGCCATGCCTTGCTCTTGCTTGCGTGCACGCCTTACCGCTTCCATGTCAACGGCTTGCAATTCACCTTCTGCGTATTCGATCTTACGTACCTTGCGCTCGATAATTTCGCCACACATTGGGCAGTTATCCGGGCCCGGCTTAAACACAGCGTAACATTTCATGCATTGCTGAACCTGCACATCTGGCTCATCATCCGACTTCTTGCGTTTGCCTTTCTTCTTGCCTTCAAGTGACCATTCCCGGTCTTCACAGGGTAGACCGTGCTGCATAATGCAACCAGCATGATCAAGGATAACAGCAGACTGAGGCTTGCGGCGTAATGCACGGAACACCATTTGCAGATAGCGGGCCACAGATTGTGTCGGGCGTAACAACATGCAGCACTCAAGTGTAACATCACGACCAACTTGCGCGGATAGATCGAACCCTTCTATCACCAATTCACAATTGGCGAGCACAAGAATCCGCCGATCTGCCAACCCTTCACATATTTCCTTTAGTTCTGCTTCTGTTGTGCTTGCATCAACATGTGCCGCAGGAATACCGGCGGCATTAAAAGCAGCAGCAGTATGCTTACTATGCTCAACATTGACGCAGTAGGCAACCGTTCGCATATTGTTTGCATATTTACGCCAGTGGCTAACAGCGTCGCCTAATATCGTAGGCTTATCCATGGCAATGGCTAAATCCTGCTTATTAAAATCGCCACCTGATTTTTTAACGCCGGTTAGGTCGGGAGCGTGCGGCGTTGTGAATGCAATGTAATTAGATAGGCGGCCTTGCTCAATCAGCCATTTAGTTGATTTTGCTTCTATAAGGTCGTCAAATAAATCACCAAGCGGTTTGCCATCCAATCGTTGCGGGGTGCCGGTCAACCCGATAACAATAGCGCCTTTGCTTTTGGCCCATTCGATAACCGTTTCAAACATAGCTCCCTTGGCAAGATGAGCCTCATCTATAAACAGAATAGACGGCGCATCTAGTGCAGCGTAGCGACTGTGAACCGTACCTATAGTGCCTACTTGGATAGGCAGCTTGCTTTGAGTTTTGCCGCTTGTTAATAGCCCGTGTTCGATCTTAGCCGACCAAAAAGACTTTGATGTTTGGCGTAATAGGTTCTTGCGATGCACTAAAAACCAAACGCTCGCATTGCTATTGCGCTGCCTTGCCGTCTCAGTTATATGAGCCGCCACGACTGTCTTACCAAAAGCAGGACTAGCCACGCCTAGAATGGATTTATTGCCCGTCTTGAGCGATTCGCGCAGCTTGTACACAAACTCTTCTTGGTCTTCGTATAGTTGGAATGCCACTTCTCTCTCCTTTAAAAACAAGTTGACAGCCGCAAAACTACGCTATAACCTTCAACCCGTCAACCACTAAAAGGAGAGGAAGACGAATGATATTAATGAAACCAATACACTACGCGGAATTAACGCCAGAGCACGTAAAAAAAGGCGTATTCGTGCTGGATATGCCGAACGATGTTTATCATGCATACGATGGCATTAGCAAGTCTGGGCTAGACCTGGTAAACAGAAGCCCAGCACACTACGCTTATGCAGAGCCACGCAAATCAACCCGCGCTATGGAAATTGGCACAGCGATTCATGCAGCGATTCTTGAGCCTGAATTATTCAAGCGCGAATATTTGCCACTACGTGACGTAATAGATCGCAGGGAATCGGCGTATAAACAGGCAGTTAAGGCTCATGGCAGTAGTGAGCTTGTACTAACTGGGCCTGAGTCAGACAGGGTTAAAGGAATGCAGTCATCAGTGCGCTCTAATAAAGAGGCCATGCACTATCTGAATCAAGATGGCTTTGCAGAATTGACTGCGATTGTGAAATGCCCGACTACTGGCTCAATACTTCGCGCTCGTTTTGACTGGATAACAATGGACGGCATTAGCATTGACGTTAAAAAGACACAAGACGTGCGCTATGAAGCGTTCCAGAAGTCGATTGCTAATTATCGCTATCACGTGCAAGACGGCTTCTATAGTTACGTGTTTGAGCTAATCACTGGCCAGCCGCTTAAAGGCTTTAAATTCTTGGCGATCGAAGAACTGGCACCTAACTCAAGCAAGCTGTACGAGCTAGATGATGAAGCAAAAGCAATTGGTAAGCGCATTGCGCTAGAAGACTTAGAAACGTATGCATCGGCGGAAATATCACACGAATGGCACGGTATTGTGCACGAGTCCGAGCTAATCAGCCTGCCCATGTGGGCGGTGGATGAAGAAGATATGGGAGTGGAATTATAATGCTAGACGTTAGCCAAACAATTAAACCAAAATCTGACCAGCTAAATGCTGACGACATGATTAGCGGGCCTATTACTGGCACCGTTCAATCTGTGCGATTAAGCGGGCAAGAAGATCAGCCTATCTGCGTAGACCTTGGCCAAGGCTTGCAACCATACAAGCCGTGTAAATCTATGCGCCGTTTATTGATTGCAGTATGGGGCAAAGATGGCAATGCTTGGGTAGGTCGAAGCATGACGCTTTACAACGATCCAGACGTAACGTGGGCGGGCCAAAAAGTGGGTGGCATTCGTATTAGTCATATGAGTGCATTAGACAAGCCGTTCTCGGTTGCGCTTACTGCGACGCGCGGCAAACGCAAGCCATACACAGTGCAGCCACTTATTATTCCAGCTTATCCGCAAGAAGAGTTTGATAATAACCTGCCAATATGGCAAGATGCTATCTCAAAAGGCAAAACCACTGCGGCGGAAATAATCGCCAAGGTGCAGCAAAAAGGCACGCTAACTGATGCACAGAAAGCGGCTATTCAACCAGTAGAAGACCTCTAAGGGAGAGTTATACATGGCTAAAATCGGCGTAGGCTTAAAAATTAAAGTAAACAAGATTGAAAAGGAGCGTTTATTCAAGGGTGCGAATGACGTTTACCTTGATGCTACGGTGTTTATTGACACTGATCAAAAAGACGAATATGGGAATAATGGAATGGTTACACAAGATGTAACGCGCGAAGAAAAGGAACAGGGCGTAAAAGGGCCAATTCTTGGCAATTGCCGTGTATTCTGGCAAGAACAGGTTAGCACTCCGCAGCCTAGCTCGCCAGCGCCACAAGCAGGACAAGCGCTACCGGATGATGACGACGACATTCCCTTCTAGCATCAACGCCCTCTACGGAGGGCTTTTTTAGGTCTGTATAAATGTTTGACATAACAAAAGAACGAAAAGAACAGCGCGACTGGTACAAGCAGCAGCTTGCACAGTTACCACCGGGCTACCAAAAGAAAGCCCGCCAAGGCTACGAACAAGCATGGCAAGAAGCGCACGATGCAGAACCGGTCGAGCACAAGAAAAGCAACGCAGCCAGGCGAGCGGCAAATACTCGTTTACGGTTGTTTGTTGAGAGGGTTATAATGCGATCAACAACACCATGATCGCCACTCGTTGACGCGTACCAGTTATGGTTTATTGTAGAGCTAACATAAGTCTCTTAGCTCTTTAAAGATAAGGTGAGATCCAGCAGCGCATGTGTAGCCAGCCTGTAAGAGGCAAGATTCACAAGATGGGCATGGCTATCTACATTATAAAAACCATAGGCTATGGCTGGTTCTATTTTGGAACTAACCACCTCAAATTTTAGGTTTACCCGCCAATCGAAAGAAAGGCGGGTTTTTTATATGCGTAAAAAAAGGGCCTAAGCCCTTATAAGTCTTTATCTGCTAGTTCTTTTAATTCCCTGCTTCTTTTATCCTTGTATGCCTCAAAAATAAACATTGTAGTTTTTGGCGCGAATAGTGCGTATATAGCCATACTTATAAAGCAAGAAAACTGCTTAAACCTGTTTATTGTTTTCATACTAACTCCTCAATCCATCCATCACCGCCCTGCTGGGCACCATTACTAAAAAGTGGCTCTCACCGTCTTTACTTACGTCAACGCCATAACTAACGTAGTCATAGCGTTTATTCATAATGCGTATTTTGTAAACTTCGCCATAACCGCCTGTGTCGAGTGCTATTTTGTCGCCTATCTGTGCAGGACAAAGCGCTAGCAGGGCTTTCTTTGCTTCGACTTGTGATAGTTTGGCATCACGCAAATCAAGCTCCAGATCGCGTATGGTTTGGCCTGAGTCGATTAGTTGTTTTAGTGGGTTCATTTTGGTGGCTCCGGCAGGGGCATCCAGTGTGTTACTTTATTGCACTTTGATAATGCTTGAAAATGGAATTCGCCATTTACGTAATGGTCAATTTCAAAGAATGATGGCCCCTGTGTTGATACTATACAAACCAACACGGCCTTAGTATTATCTGGAAGCCTATCATAAACACTAACCCACTTAGGCGCTAGGTCGTTAATACATCCGCTTATTGCATAAACAATCTCATTTGTAGGCAGGTATGTGTTTTCATGGATTTTATACCCGTGGCTTGATAGCCATTCTCTAATCTGCTCTTTTGTAATATTCATACCAAACCCTCATTAATCAAAATCTGCATTAGGTTTACTGCTGTTTGGATGTCTTTGTATGGTACGTTTATCCGATCATCTTCTATTGTTATTGCCATGTTTTTTGTGACAGCTACAGAGCCAAACCAGAAGAACGAACCAGTACAGCCTTTCTTCTCAAGTGTTAACTCGTCACCAGCATACCCGCCATCAAATACGAAAATGTTACCTCGCTTTTCTTTGAATTTCATTTTAAATACCAACCTTCTAAACATTTGTAGTGGATAACACTAGCACGGCCGACCTTTTCACCATTTATCAAGGCTGCTTGCCAGAACCATATTCGCTTATTGCAATGTGCGCATTTCATAATTTCCACCGAAAATAACTTCCCAATACTCACTCTTCTAACTCCCATGTAATTGAATTTATATACTCTCGCAGCGTACGATCACTATTAAATGGATTTTCCTGCCACTCACTAACATGGCTATCAAAATCCTCAAGCCAGCGCTCAATAGGCCAGTCGTTTAGGTTTATATAACTAACCATTGAACTATCAAATACACACGCCGCTTTTCCGCCCCAATACCAAGTGCCTTGATCCCTACTGAGATCGACCCACTCAGGATCTAAGTTGTGCCGCTTGGCGGCTGCGTCACAGATCTTTCTAGCTGTTAATTTCATGCCTCCCGGCCTCCTTTGTCTCCTTTTATTATTGACAACCAAAGACTAGCACTTATACGGGCGGGGTCAAGTTAAAATAGCGTGGATTCTTATTTTAAGTTTGCCCCCCAATACCGAAACACGGGACATAAAAAACCCGCCTTGATGTTATCGCAGCGGGAAAAAGGAGAGTGGCTATCGAAAGCCAGTATTGATATTAACCTACTATTATTATTTTATCAACCTAGGATACACCTCTTGCTTGTATTTAATTTCTTTTTTTATTCTCTTTTTATATGTCTTTGATCCTATTATATAAATATACCTATGCTTCCTTGGTCGCGCCTCTAGGTAGAAGTCATCACCATATTTATCTCTCATTGCTTTCGCCCTATTCTTTACGCCTCTGAATTCATCTGCGATCGTTTGCCCATGCAAATGCTCCTTTCCTTTTACTTTCCAGTCTGTTCTTTTTGCGCTAAGCCCATGATAGGAAAAATTGCAAGCTTGATAAACAATACCTGTATGTCCTTGGCTAATATCGGCAAAACTAACTATAATTTTATTCTTAGGGAGTAGCCTTAGACTAGATGAAACCAGCTTGCTTGCCTCGTTTTTTTTATTGTATTTTAGGCATAGGCGATTAAGCTCTAGCACGTCTGATTTGTTTTTTTCACCAGCTATTCCTTTTTTTAAGGGGGAGCTTGGAGGGGTTCCATAGGTCACAATTCCGCACAATTCCTCTTTATCGTATAATCCATAGGCAAAGCTAATGCTTGGCCATCTTTTTGCATAATGAATGCCAATAATGAACGGTTCGCATTCTTTTCTTGATATTTCTCTTACTTCCATTGCCGCACTCCTTTTATGTACCGCAAAGCTTACCCGCAAAAATAATACTTGCAACCTTTTTTTTAGCTGCTAAGGTTAGGCTTGTAACTAACGGAGAGCAATAATGACAATCACAAAACAAAACAACCGCTACACAGTCACAGCTAGATCAGGCTACGGGCGCATAAGCTGCTCAAGTGAGCACCTACAGCACGCCATGGCCACTGTGTTTAACATCGTTAAGGGGATGCAAGCATGAACATCGAAGAGCATAAGACATTCATTCAGCGCCAAGTCATGGAGATAGCTATTGATATCCAAACACGCGGAAGCGACAAGTATATAGTTGGTTATGATGTTAGCGAAGACGGTAATCGCCTATTCGTCCACATGATGCAACGTGACGCGCCTATGATGGCATTTGATGAGCATAATGACTGGTTGCTAGACTTTGGTGATAACTACGATCCACAGGCTGTTAATGACTGCTTGACTAGCTTGGCTTGTGTTCTTAGTGACTTGGAGGTGGCGGCGTGACCGAATTCAACACAACAATCCGCAGCGAACGCGTAACTGTAGTCGTCACACACTACGAGCCAGAGATACTATGGTCACGAGAAGAAGACCAATGGCCAGCCCAGATTGAGTATGAGCTTTATAGCGAAGAAGGTGATCAATTAGACTGGGTGTTAACAAAAGACGAAAACCACGAGTTGCTAAATGACTATTACGCGAATGAATTGGAGAATATGGGATGAATAACGCAGACATACCAGCGATGCCGGTTAATGCACATGACTACCACAATAATGGTGGCTACGAGTGTGAATCATTCGGCCTTACCAAGCGCGAGCATTTTGCAGCTATGGCTATGCAGGGAATATGCGCATCAGGGCCTACAATCTCAAATCAACTAATAGCTAGTGAAGCGGTAGTATTGGCCGACTTGCTACTCAAGGAGCTAGAAAAATGACCTACGCCAACATAGCAGCAATATGGGCGCTAGCATTGTGCTTAGTCGCAACTGGATGGACACATGAGCAAGCTTATCAGGCCGAAGCGGCAAAGCCAGCGTATGACGCAAAGGCGCAGGTTGTGACGGCTTGTGGTAATTTTTTAGAGAGGGAGATGCGCCTTGACAAGACTGTGAAATAGTGTAAATTAATAGGCGCCAATAACGGCAAATAAAGGAGATAAAAATGATTTTAAAGGCAATAGGCTCATGCTTTTTGATTGCGATTTTAGTAGTAGCACCAATATCGTCATGGGTAGTTAACTTGATTAAATTGACAGAGTGTGACTTCGAATCACCATACAAGTGCGAAGTTGTACATGCCGTTGGTATCATAGGCCCAGTCTCATTGGTTACAGTGTGGTTCGACACTGATGCTAGTCAAGCAGAGACTCCAACTCAATAACATAAACCCCCAACTTAACGGCATCATCCCTGCTAAACAGCAGGGAGCCGTCTTCTAGCTCAGTCGGGCTTAGTACCGGCTTGATCGGAATCGTCGGCCTTTGTGGGCACGTCCCGCACCCCGTCAAAGTGATTACGATACCAATCAGCAGGCTCTTTGCGTAAAGCATCCAGTTCCCTCGCTCGTTTGTCGGCCTTCTTTTCTGCTTGATACTGCTCCCATATTGAGAGCAATACGCTTAGCAGGCGGGCTAGGGTTTTCATATACTAGGGCGAATGTCAGTTACTTCCATTTGAACCCCTTATTTCTTCAAACCAAGCGAAATCTTCTCAAGAAACGCAGCAGCATAGCCAACGTATTTCTTTGCCTTACTTACGTAAAGGTCGTCTTTGGTGCTTGGCGTAATGCCTGCGATCATTTCTAAGCCTTTTAGGATTAGAGACGCGCCACCAATTACTGCTAGTAAAATGTTTAAGTATTCCATTTAGAATTCCTCGTCTGTTATTGTGATATAAACTTCTTCATCGTCTTTGAATGCCTCATTGACCAGTAAATACAAGTCTTTGTAACACTCAAAACTGTTCTCACCGCGCATATTTTCTGCATCGGCTTTGTAGTTTGGCAGTATGCACCCTTCTGTATCGTCGTCATCATTGCCAGGGTG